AGCATACTTAAGACCAGAACCACCACCCATCTCTTTAGTAGGAACATAAGCACCGATGACATCATAAGTGTGATTGGTAACGATCATTGGTATATTAGCCTGCCCCAACTTGAGTGTCAACATTCTGAAAGCACCCTTAATCAGTTGTGATTTTGTCATATCACGAACTTGCTTGTCGTTGAGTGCATCAGTAATCTCCTTCTCAGTGGAAAGCATACCAAGAGAGTCTAGCACAAACATACATGGTTTGCGTTCATCTGCTGCCTTTTTCATATAAAGATCAACTGCCTTAAGTGCCTTGCTACGAAACTCTTCGACAGTTACAACATTCACAACAACCGTGCGATTCAGATCAACACCACGACTTTCTAAGAGTGACTTATTGACAGCTGCCTCAGTATCAAAATACAAGCAATATCCATCAGGATTAGAGTCCAGAAAATTCTTAACCACTGCGAGGCTAAAAAAAGTTTTTCCAGTACTAGACTCCCCAGCAATGGCAGTAATCTTATTCCCAGATACACCACCAAATAAACTACCTGAAACAAGTCCATTAAAGATGTATGAACCTGTGTCCACGTAAGTTTCTGCTTCGTCGATGTCTGCTGCGAGTTTTGTGAAGTCATCTCCAATCTCTTTTACAATATCTTTTAAAAAGTCCATTATCCGAAAAATAGTTCAAGGTTTACAGTTTTTTCTACATTCCACCCAATCGCATCAAGTACAGATTTAAGTGGTTCTACAAAACTCTTTTCAAATTGTAATTCATAATCAATATACTTGTCAAGACCGAGTTCTGTAGGAAAGTCTTGAATAAATGAAATCACATTCTCTTGAATGATATTTGGTTTCTTCAGATAAAGAAACTTAATCTTTTCACCATTATTAATAAGAGAATACTTACTATCAAGTTTCTTTTGCTTAATATAGTAATTATAAAGGAGTGCTCCACGAGCATGAATAGGAGTTCCCTTACCATAAATGTCCGCAGAAGAATGATACTTACGAATATCAGATACAGAACGTGGGAAGGCAATTTCTTCTGGTGGAAGTTTTTTAAAGTCCTTACGACACTTATCGATAAAATCAATCACATCATCTTCGGTTGCATTCATCATCAACTTCAGACCATCTTTAATCATCTGCCGACAAGGTGCAGGTGTTGAGGATTTGACTGCTTCAATACCCATCATCTTGAGTTTAGGTTCAGTATATTGAACTCCTTCACTATTCCATACGTTGAGAATATATCGTTTCTTCGCAGTCCAAATACCACGTTCTGCAATGTTCTCACGTTTCATAATCATTTTCTGTTCATATGCCTGAACATAATCCGCAAGTTCCGTATAAGATTGTTCGATGAACGGTTCCAACTTGTCTTGGCAGATCTTATCAAGTAACTGAACAACCTTTGTTTTATCGTCAGACTTACTACTAAGAAATTTATCAACAAGAGGTCCCATATTAAGATAAATTGAGTCAGTGTCAGATGCGATGACATAATCGACTTTCTCAGTTTGTAAAATCTTATTTAGAAATCTATTCATCTTATTCTCAATCCAACGAATCGAAACTTGACCTGAGAGAGTAATTGCCTCAGCATTTGCAAGTTTATAATACCTAAAATACTGATTACCAATGGCACCATAAGCAGAGTTGAGTTGAATCTTTCGTGCCATCTGGATGTTGTTACATCGTGCGATTTCTTTTTCCAGTGCCTTCGTTGGAGTTTTTTCATAATCTTGTTTTGCAGCAAGCATCTTCTTCTTGTAGATGGTGCGATCCTTATAGATCTTCTCCATCAGTTCGGGCAGCATACCTTTTACTCTACGATAGAGTGCTCCATTTGCTGTTATAGTAAGATTAACCTTTCTCAAAGGTTCCAAATCTAGATCTTGATTAAGAAGTTTATCTACATTAACTTTATTGGAAAGTTCTCTCACTCTCTTAAGTGCATCAAGTTCTTCTACAATTTCCTCACGAGTCATTTTACGAACATCTTTCCACATTTCAATTTCCCATAATTTTAGTATGCTTTTTGCGGTTTTCACTCATAGTAATAATCTGCAAGTTGTCTTCGTGATGTTTTCCTCCTTTTGAAATTGGAATTATGTGGTCTACTTCGTGAGGAACATTGGTTTCTTCGGTCAATCTCTTTGCTTTACAATAAATCTCATTTATTTTTTGTTGATTTGCAGTTTCATCAAAAGCATCTCTTAATCTACATCTTCTGCGAGCAGCAATAGAGTTCAAAACTGCTCTCTTATGATCCTCCCCCAAATATCTAAATTTTGTAGAGCAAGAATGAGAGCAAAACCGAAGTTTCCACTTTTCATTTATTGCTCTAAATCTACTAACCATAAATTCCGATCCACAATTTTCACAATAAAGAACCACTTTCCTTTCTTTATTTTTATTCTCTAAATGTTTAGGTTTTTGTAAATTAAACTTTCTTATTTTTTGTTTTATGAGTGGATCAGAGCATCCAAAAAATTCGGCACATTCTTTACGACTTTTGTTTTCAATAATATAAAGTTGATGTAGTTGTTCTTTTGTTATATTAAATTTTGGTTGCATTTAGTTTTATCCACACATTATTATTTATATAGTGTGGATATTCTACAGCATCTTCTCCAATTCTGCAATACGATTATTAAGATTATCCATACTCACAAGAGTTTCTGGGGATATTGCGTACTGCATAATAAGATGAGGATACAGACTATTAAGGTCGAAACTCACAACCCAGTCATACTTTCCAGGAATCGGTTCCTTGACATATGCTCCTGCGTACTTGGAATCTTTGTCAGAACGAACGATAGGAGGGATTACAATATTTTTCTTTTTGAGATAATTGTAGATAATTGTGTCCCACATTCGAACCTGAGAAGCTACATCTGCATAGTTTGCTTTTGCATCATATGCCATGGTAATTGCAAGTTCAATCAGTTTCATCTTGTCTTCCAAACGGTCAACAAGTTCTACGTCAATAATGTTGTATTCTACAAACTTCTGCCACCCATTCGTATAAAAATCTTTAAAAGTATCAAACTCAGAGTGATCTAACTTCTTCTGCCCAAGTTCCACACTGGCAATATAATCCAGTCGATAGGATTCTTGTGCCTTATATGTAAACTTCTTATAAAGATTTAGGTAATCTAGTTGCGTAACTCCACCAATATCATAAGTTATGCGACGATTGTCGAACTTATCCATACTTTCCCTCAAGGTCACAAGACCCCAAGGAGAAAGTCGTTTCATTAACTTCTCACCAAGAATACGGTCAATGCGTCGAACCATATATGGAATATCATACCATTCACTGTTCCATCCAGTCACAACCTCGGGAGTATTCTCTTCAATCATCCACCAGTTGATAAAATCATTTAGCAACTCATACTCGGTTCTGAATCCTTTGTAGATAACGTTCTCTTGTTTATTATTAAAAGGTCCACGACCCCAGGTGCGTATTTGTTTAGTAGCATAATCCTGTACAGTAATCAATAAAATCTCTTCGGCAGCAGATTCCACATCAGGGAAACCATTCTCTGATGCAACCTCAATGTCAATTGTAGAAATTTTAATTTTATTGGTATCAAACTTGATTTCTTCTTCCGGATACATCTCAGAAATATATTGATAGATGTATCGATCATTTCCATATACCTTAAAGTTTTCGACCTGTTTATATCGGTCAATAAAACTACGACATTCTCTTACGGATCCTGGTTGAACAGATTCAACATATTCACCATCTAATGTTTTATATTTTGTTTTTTTATTTGAAGGAATAAAAAGAGTTGGATAAAACTTTTCTCTCGTAGCAAAGTGCCTCCCATTCTCATAACCACGAACCAAAAAATGATCCCCGACCATTTGAACGTTGGTATAGAATCGCATTACTCAGTCTTCTCCAGATATTTTTCAAGTAGATCTTTTTTTGGATCTGTCATGGTAATAATTTTATCAGAACTAATCATAAACTCTGTTTGATCAGTATCATCTTTCATCCAAGGACAGAGATTATGTTCTGTCCAGATTTCATAAGGATTGATGAGTTTGCAATCAGGTTCTCCGATATCTGCTCCTATCTCAATAACCTCACTAATCAGTCGTTCACTATTCGTCAGTAGAATCAGTTTGATCGTTTTGTCCATTAATCAATTCCTCATAAAGTTCTTGAATTTGTTTTACGGGTGTCACCACAGTCACCAACCAATCATACCTCACAGGCATTTCTTTATCCATAGTAAAAGGAATCCATGGAGAAAATGTGATATTCATTTTTTCACCTTCATCCTCAGAATCAGTCTCAGTCTCTTCTTGAAGAAATCCATAAGTAGGAGCATAGTTTACTACATAAGGACTCTTAAATAGATATCCACAAACTTGTTCTTCATGCAGAAGTTCTTTGATGTCGGCAATCACCGACTCACCAGATTTTAGTAGTGCAATCTTAATCGACATTTTTAAATTACCTCTCAAGTCATTATAACACAAAAAAATCGGGGTGTCTATGGATTTTGCCATAAAACCCCGTGCGGCGACGATACCTAATATTTAGTTTTCAGGAAGTGTTATGATAGTGTTGGTGCGAGAACTGCCCAACTAAAAAGAGAGGTTACAGTTCCAATTGTGAGAGTGGCGGCTGTGAAATTCATAAGTCGTCCTCCAATTTACATAACTATCTATATTATAATGTATCATAGTGATACACTTCTGTATCAACTACGACAGAAATATAAAGAAAATGTTAGGATTTACAAATAATCCTTCCTTTGGTGGTGCTCTGGGACGATTTTTCCCAGAACAATACTCAGTAACCCATCCTCAAAAGTAACTGATCTAACTTCCGTTTCATCTGAGAGTGTCCAAGATCTGGTGAAAGATCTCTGAGCCACTCCTCTGTGGACATATTCTGTTCCTGTTTCTTTATCCTCTTTTTGTCCTTCGACAAAGAGTTTACCATCTTGTGTGTAGACATAGACCTCCGATTTTTTAAATCCTGCCAATGCGAGTTCTAGTCTTGATTCTACGTTGCTGACCGTGACTAGATTATATGGAGGATAGTTTGTCGTTGTTTCGTGGAGTCTAAACAGACGATCAAAGTATTCGTCCATACCAATGCTATTCCTATTTATACGGTCTAGCAGCTGATCTAAATTGGCAGCATTATACTTCATTAAGTTAGTCATTTGTAGCTCTCCTAAAAAGCGAGATTGCGTTGTGTGGACCCCGAAGGCATCCATAAGTATATATTAGCATAAGACATAAAAAAGAGGGTAGTGAAACCCCCACTTTTTTATTCGGTTTCTTCTACCCTTTTCTTCTTAGAACCAATATTGTACTTGGTCTCAAGAATCCAGTCTTGTTTATCTTTATATGCAAGAACCTTAATCTGATTGAGTGGTGCAATATCACTAATCTTGCTCACATCAACAATACCAATAAGACCCCAATCAGCAAGAAGTTGGGCAATACGGTTGCGACGTTGGACATCATTGACTGTCAGATTTGCGTGCTTTCCATCTAAAGCAAACAGTTCCTTAAAATGTACAAGAAAATATCTACCTTGTTTATGCAGAATATGACAGGACTGATAAATTTTTTTCTCTTTCCTTGATGCGACCCCAATACGAGTCAAAGTTTCACGAACTTTTAAAAAGTCATCTGGTTCCCCAAGAACCACTTCAACCATTTGTTCCGGCGTCCACCTCACTTCTGGTTCTCTAACAACACTCATTTTTTTCCTCCAGTATCAAATTTCGATTTAATAAAATTAAGTTGTTCCTTTGTTAGAATTTTCAAAGCTTGCTTTGCCTTCTCATTACTATAACCATAATAACTTTTGACATAATCAAGATCTTTGATTTTATCTTGACGGATCCAGGGAGAAAATCTCTTCTTTTTCCTCACAATATTTATAAGAAAGTCATATTGCATCTTTTTTGAAAGAAAATGATACTGATTCAGTTCGTTCGCAAACATCAGGGTATCGATGTGTCCAGAGAAACAACGGTTCACAATATACGGAGGATATTCCTTCTCAAGTGAAGGATCTTCATCAATCAGATTCTTCTTCGTTTGATTGATAGAATTGAGCCAATCTTTTAGTTCAGTCATAAATCAAAAAGAATTTGAGTCAGGATATTGTTTTCTTGACTTTCGGTTGGATAGTTAGTTACAAGAAGTTCAGTCTTCACATTCTCATCAGTCCCCTTCTCACCACGATGTGCCATAGAATAACGAAGTTTCCATTCACGAAGATAGTAATCTTTATAAAGTTCCAATAACCTATCATTCACATTGTAGGTAATCATGAACTTGTGTGGACACTTATAAACGTCGTCAGCAAATTTATCGTGGTCAAAGAACTTATGCATCTCACGATCTTTCCCATAAAGAAAGTCTTTGATATCATAAGGAGGATCGAGAAATACAAATACATCATCACCAGGAGCATTCATGACTTCTGAGTAATCAATATTTGTAATCTTCCACTTATGTATCAACTGAGAATACTGCTTAAGTTTTTGAATACCAATAAAAGAAAAGTTAGAACGAGAAGCAGTTTTAGAAAAAGTGCTGTTCTCAGTCAATCCAGAAAAACTACACTTATTCAATACAAAAAAACTTACAGCACGATCAAGTCCATCTTGACCATTGATATCATCTCGTGTCTGATCAAATAGTTCTTTATGTGCAGCATCCTTATCATCCTGAGATTCATAGTTAGATGCTTTTGATTTGATATCATTTAGACGATCGGAAAGTTCATCACCACGATCCCTAAGTTGCACCCAAAAATTATAGAGAGTCACATACTTATCATTAATCCAAACAGGAACGTCTGGATATGCTTGTGTTGCATAAAATGCTACAGAACCACCCCCAATGAATGGTTCACGATATTCTTTAAAGTTTTCCGGGAACCAAGGAGATAAAGTCTTCGTTGCTTTAGACTTACCCCCAGGATATCTAAGACAGGTTTTTAGAGGAAACGTTTTCATAATCAACAGGATGATACTTCAAAAATTCCCAGAAAGTCATTTTCATTTCTTTCTGTGTCATACCACAATGTTTTGCGGCAGCAGGTAGAGTCATTTTAGCACGAAACAAACCAAAGTTTGCTTGTTCAACGAGTTCAGGTGTTGTTTTAACTTTTTCTTCTACCAGTTTGTTTTTATCAATATTAAATAATCCCATCAAGTCTCTCCAAAGAATTTTCAATCTTCTCAAAGAAACTTCCGATACGACCTACTTCATCTGCCATTTGTCTATATCCAGTGCCAACATAAATCTGACCAACAACAACTGCAACAGTGCAGATACCCCAGAAAATATAATAATGAGATGATTTCATTTGTGCTAATACCTTAGTTTTTTTATTTTTCATTTAAATTCACACTCAATCATAATTTCAGTTAAACAAGCAAGCATATTTATCTCTTGGTCTGCCACGAATGCAGCCTGATACTGATACTTAGCAAGCACAAGCACAGCAGCAGGAACACTATTGTTTTCAAGGGATGAATAAAGAGCATCGTAAATACGACGCATAAGTACAG